ATTAAAAAAATGGTTGATGAGAATATTGAATATGTAGCATTAGGTACTGTTGCTGATGTTGCTCCTATGATTGATGAAAATAGGATTCTTGTTCATTTAGGTTGTGAAAAACTATCTAATTCAAATAAGCCAGGTGTCAAGGCTCTACTAAAAGTTGCTGGAGCTAAAGAAGTAAACACCACTACTATCGGATTTCAAATTGGCCCAAGAATTAATGCTATTGGAAGGCTTGCAGATTCTGGTACAGCTTTAGATTTATTGCTTGAAAAGAATGAAGTTAGGGCTAATTTTTTAGCAACACAATTAGATCATGCAAATAAGAAAAGGCAGATTGACCAAGAAAAAGCTACTGAAGATGCAATAAATTTCGTTTTAAATAATTATGATGTGGAAAACGTGAATATTCTTGTAGTTTGGTCAGAATCTTGGCATGCTGGTTTGATTGGATTAATAGCTGGAAAGATTGCTGAGAAATTCAATAAACCAACGCTATGCTGCACAATAAAAAAAGATGGATATGCTAAGGGATCCTGTCGTTCTGTAAGAGATTTTAATATTCTTGATGCCTTAAAATCTGAAGAAGCTTGGGCATTGTTTAAGAAAAGAGCAGATGGTTCTACTGTATGTGGTGGTCATGCTTTTGCTGCAGGATTTGAATTGCATAAAGATAATTTAATTCCCCTTCAAAAGGCTTTAGATAAATATGCCAAAAGTCAGCCAGGAGTGTCATTTGAAGACAAGGTTGTAGTTATTGATTCAAAAATGAACTTTAGTGATGTTTCTAGCTTTACTTATGATGAATTAACTAAGCTTTCTCCATTTGGTTCTATGAATTTAAATCCAGTATTTTCTATTTCTAATTTAAAGTTGGTTAAAAAAAGCACAATGTCTAATGATAAACATCTTAAATTAAAATTTTCTACTAAATCTTCAACTATTACAATTGATGCTAATGGGTGGAGAAAAGGATATCTATTTGACTCATTTGAAGAGGGCAATTTCTATGATGTTGCATTTACACTATCTGAAGACTCTTTTTATGGACGAAAAAACTTATCACTTATCATAGAAGACATTAAAACCTCCAAAACAGCTTGACTTTTTAAATAAAAATGGCAAAATAGTACAGATCGAAAGATTTGAAATTATAAAAAATTATGTCATTAGTAAATACTAAAATTGATAAGAAGTCAAAAGAATATCAGACACAGTTAGAAGATGCAATTATTAGATATCAGAAAGCTCTAGAGACAAACAATCAAAGAGCAATAGATTTGTATTATAGTAAAATATGTGTCATTTATCCACCGAATTTACATATTCAGGAGTGGTACAATCAATATTATTATCTATATGATTCTTATGATGATTTTTCTATTGAATATATGAAAATATTTTGTAATGTACTTTCTAATTGGCAGCCTAGAAATTTAAGAAAAATATCAAGATATGGTGGAAGTGGAGAATTTAAGAATTATTTTATTGGAGCATTGCATCACAATTATATTAATTTAGTAAAAGCAGATAATGCAGCTAAAAGAAATCCATCATGTAAATGCCCAATTTGTGATAAATACGTTTCTCCACTTTCTACACATTTAAGAAAAAGCCATAGTGATATTCTCTGGAATCATATTAACAATTCTGGATTTGATTTAGAAACTTTAGCTCATTGTCCATTTTGCAAAAGCTTTAAAACTCCACGAACTATTGAATGCACTTGTGAAACAGTCAAAGATGATTGTGAAATTTGTAAAACTAACGCACTTAAAGAAGCAATTAAAAAGCATTTATTATCTAAACATTCAACCTTGTTATTTCAAAAGTTTAATGAAATGTATCCAGGATATCAAACAGTGTCACCTAGATTAATGAGTGTTTATAATCAAGATAGTAATGAAGGAGATGAAAATTGTACTTATGATAGAATTGAGGACTCAAACAAAATAAATGATTTAGTTAATATGAATCTTAGTTTATTAGAAGAAAAGATAATTAGCAATGCATTATCTGGAAAAAAGAAAATTGTATTTAATGCTAATATCTATAGATGTACGATTGATGAATTTAACATAGCTTTAGATTCTCTTAAAAATAAAATGTCCCTTTTAGGGTTGGAAGTTTAAAAAATGAACGATATTTATGTAGATAATGAAAATAATAAGAATCAAAAAGATCCAAGAATTTTGAAAGTTCGAGGTGGAGATCCTAATGATCCTGATGGTAATAGAAGGCCTACTGACCCCGTAGGGCTATCCAGGAGCATTTTACACGTACTAAAAGAGCATGATTATGTGAAGATGCTCTCTGTTGGTCCAACTGCTCTAAATGTCACTATGAATGCCTTCAGGCTTGCATCTAGAGAAGTTGAGTCTCTTACTAATGGATCTGTTCTCGTAAATAGGCAATCGGAATACTATGCAGAAATTAATGGAAAAAGAACCAAGGGTGTCTGTACTAGAATTTTTGCTATTGACATCAAGTCGGCTTTGTAATAGGTATTAATAAATGTCAGATAATATTAAAATGAATCAAAACTTCGAGTTATGGCGCAATAGGAAACAAAAAGTAGTAGCAGCTGTTATTAGCAAAAATCAGCCTGTATTCACTGCAATGAAGACCTTAAATCCTAAGGAATTACCAAACGTTTTACAGAATAAAAATATCAGAACAAGCACTCCATGGAGAGATCTTTTAAGAATGTCCTTGGCTTTTCAAAATACAAAAATGAAGATTGATACAAACGATGAAGATGATTCTATTTTGTTTGTTGAAAATAATGAAGAAGCAAATCATTTAGTTCATTGTGTTTTAGTAAAGACAGCTTATTTTGTGGGAGATGATTTAAACATTGATTACAGAGAAGCTTATTCAAGAGTTATAAAATATATCAAAGATAATGATTTTCATTCTGATGTGCACAATTTAGTAAAAAAGTTAAGAGTTATCATTCCAGATAACCTTATGACATAATATTTGTTAACAATTAACAATTATTATTAATAACATCTAAACCAACTTATAAATAGTTGGTTTTTTTGTCGAAATTATAGCGTTAATATAGAGTAAGAGGTAATATAGAGAGGCCTTAAGGTGATAACCAAATGGAAAAAATATTAGAAGAAAATAACAATCGATTTGTATTCCGTCCTGATGAAGTGATTCAAGATATCTTTGAATTTTATGAGAAAGCGGAAGCGACGTTCTGGACTACAAAAGAAGTAGATTTATATCCAGATAAAACTGACTGGGACACAAAACTTAGTCCTAACGAACAACATTTCATTAAGCACATATTAGCATTTTTTGCTGCATCAGATGGAATTGTCAACGAAAATCTTGCTGAGAATTTTGTTAAAGAAGTTCAATATCCGGAAGCAAAACATTTCTATGGCTTTCAGATTATGATGGAAAATATTCATAGTCAAATGTATAGCCTTTTGATCAATGCATATATTACCGACAAGGCTGAACAAGATTATCTTTTTAGAGCTATTGAGACTGTTCCTGTTGTTAAAAAGAAAGCAGAATGGGCCCTACGTTGGATTTCCTCAGGATCTTTTTGTGAACGTCTAATTGCGTTTGCTGCTGTTGAAGGCATCTTTTTCTCAGGTTCATTTTGTTCTATTTTCTGGTTAAAGAAGCGTGGATTAATGCCAGGACTCTCTTTCTCAAATGAATTAATTTCCCGTGATGAGGGTTTGCATACAGACTTTGCTGTTCATCTCTATAATAATCACATTGAGAATAAACTCTCCAGAGAAAGAGTAATTGAAATTTTACAATCTGCTCTTGAAATTGAAAAAGAATTTATTACAGAAGCCTTGCCAGTGAGTTTGATTGGTATGAATTCTGAACTTATGAAACAATATCTTGAATATGTTACTGATAGGTTGTTTATGGATCTAAAGGTTGGTAAAGTATTTAACGTTGACAACCCATTCGACTTCATGACAAATATTGCATTAGATAATAAGACAAACTTTTTCGAGAAGCGTGTAGCAGAATATAACAAAAGCGGAACCTTTGACAAGGGTAACAAGGGATTTAGTACAGATGAGGATTTTTAAATATGGATGTAATTAAGAGAGATGGCAGTAAAGAGCCAGTAAGATTTGACAAGATTTCTTCAAGAATTAAGAAGCAAACTTATGGATTGAGTGAACTTGTAGATTCTGATGAGGTTGCTAGAAAAGTAATTTCTGGTATCTATGATGGTGTTGCTTCAGAAGTATTAGATAAGCTGTCGGCAGAAACAGCTGCAGCGTTAATTCCAGTTCATCCTGATTATTCAACACTTGCAGCCAGACTTGCAATCACTGCTCTATATAAGAGGGTCCCTAAGGACTTCTCTATAGTAATTGACAGTTTACATGGTTACGTTAATCCTCGTACAGGCGAAGCTTCTGGTATGATTTCTGACACTGTATATAATACAATCAAGAAAAATGCAACAGAATTAAATGCTATGATTGTTCATGATAGGGATTTTAACATTGATTATTTTGGATATAAGACTCTTGAAAGGGCTTATCTTCTTAAAATTAATGGGCTACCAGCAGAAACTCCTCAACAAATGTATATGAGAGTAAGTGTGGGTATTTGGGGTGATAATTTGGAAATGGTGCAGAAGACATATGAAATGATGTCTCAAGGACTATTTACTCATGCTACTCCTACTTTGTTTAATTCTGGAACAAATAAGCCACAGTTATCTTCTTGTTTCTTGCTTGACATGGAAGATTCTATTGAAGGTATTTACAAGACACTATCAGATTGTGCTCATATTTCTCAGAATGCTGGCGGAATTGGTCTTAACATTCATAAGGTTCGTGCAAAGGGTAGCTATATCAAGGGCACAAACGGGAATTCTAATGGAATTATTCCTATGCTTAAGGTATTCAATGAGACTGCCAGGTATGTTGATCAATGTTTCGTCCCTGACACATTAATTAATACTGAAAATGGGTTAACTAATATTTGTGATATAAATAATGGTGACAAAGTTTTAACTACTTCTGGATATGAATCTGTACTTGATGTTAAAGAATTTGATTCATCTGATAAAACTTTATATAAACTTTCTGATGGCGAAAATCATGTATTAGTAACCGAAGAACATCCATTTTTATGTGTTAAAACAGAAGATAGTGATATTAATCTAATTAGAGAAAAAATCAAAGCTGGAATATTGCATTTAGAATGGGTAAATGCTAAAGATTTAAGCTCAGACTATATGGTGGTAAAGTAATTGAAAAATTGCCAGAGTATCATAAATCTTTCAATACGGGAAAAAATTAACTTCTTTTGTATGGATACTTCTGGCAATAGATCAAAATTTACTTTTATGATGTGTCACTATCATGAAATTTTAAATGAAATAGAAAATTATTCTCTAAAATATAACCTAAGTGATTTACCTTTCAAAGAACAATGTTATCTTTTTGCACATGAAATTAAAGAACCTCCAGTAAATATTGATGGATATCCACTTAAATATAAAAACTTTTCAAAAGGATATTCTAAACAATCTTTTGTCATTAGAAAAATTCCTAATATATTAGAAGAATTAAATTCTATATTTATTAGTAATAGTCAAATTGGAGGCAGAATAAGTCAAATTTTATTATCTAATGATTATATTCAACATAAAAAGCTTTTAGAAGAAATCACATCATTTGCAGATATTCTTTTCCCAAAATTAAGACATAGAATATGGTTATATCAAAATAATATAAATAATATTCCAAAATGCCCAGTGTGTGATATGTTTGTTAAATTTAGAGAAACTCATAGCGAATTTGCATCAACTTGTGGTAATAAGAAGTGCTATATTGGTACATCAACAATGGAAATAAGATGGCTTGAAAGTTTAAATATTCCAAAAGATTATAGGAATTATTGGTTATTTCACAATGGAAAATCATATATTGTTGATGGAATTAATTTAAATAATAAAGTTGTTTACGAATTTTATGGTGATTATTGGCACGGAAATCCTAATTATTATAGTCCTGATGGCATAAATCAATTTAGTAAAAAAACTTTTGGTGAACTTTACCAAAAAACAATTCGACGTGAAAATGAATTAAGAGAACTTGGTTATACGTTAGTAACCAAATGGGAGAATAAGAAAAATGAGAGACTTTGACATTCCTTTTATTGAGGAACCTTTTGAACTTGGTTTGGATATCAATACATTAGACTTTAAAAGAGTAAATGTAGAAAACGTAAATTATTCTGGAAAACTTTATGATTTAGAAATTGAAAATACACATAATTACCTCACCCCATTTGGTTTTGCCCATAATGGCGGTGGACGTAGGAAGGGTTCTATTGCTGTATATCTTGAGCCTTGGCATGGAGATATTTTTGACTTCCTAGACTTACGTAAAAATAATGGTAAGGAAGAACTCAGAGCTAGAGATTTATTTTTGGCCCTTTGGATTCCAGACTTATTCATGAAGCGTGTAGAGGAAGATGGAAATTGGTCTTTGTTTTCGCCTAATGAAGTTCCAGGATTGATTGACGCTTACGATACTCCTAGCCATAAAGCTTTCACAGAATTATATGAAAAATATGAATCTGAAGGCAAAGCTATGAAAACAGTAAAGGCTCGTGAATTGTGGGATAAGGTTCTTGATTCACAGGTTGAAACTGGTACTCCATACATGCTTTATAAGGATGCATGTAACTACAAGAGTAATCAAAAGAATCTTGGGACAATTTATTCAAGTAATTTGTGTACAGAAATAATTGAGCGCTCGAGCAAAGATGAAACAGCAGTATGTAATTTAGCATCTGTTGCATTACCAAAATTTGTATCTATTCCATCTGGTAAAGTTCGTGAGAAGGATAAGAAGCTTAGAAAGTATGATTTCCAAAAGCTTTATGATGTAACATACCAAGCAACTGTTAATCTTAATAGGGTAATTGATATTAATTATTATCCTACTCCTGAAACAGCTACTTCAAATAATCGTCATCGACCAATTGGATTAGGTGTTCAAGGATTAGCTGATACATTTGTTATGATGGGTCTTCCTTTTGAATCTGAAGAGGCACAAAAGCTTAATAAGGATATTTTTGAAACTATCTATTTTGCTGCTTTAACTGCTTCTAACGATCTTGCGAAAGAACATGGGTCTTATTCATCATTTCAAGGTTCACCAGCATCTGAAGGAATCTTACAATACAATCTCTGGGGTCTTACAGAATCTGATTTGTCAGGTAGATGGAATTTCTCTGATCTTAAGGAAAAGATTAAAGCTAACGGTCTTAGGAATTCTTTATTAGTAGCTCCTATGCCAACTGCTTCTACTGCGCAAATTCTTGGTAATAATGAAGCGTTTGAGCCATTTACAGCATTAATCTATAAGAGAAATACTTTGAGTGGAGAATATGTCGTAATTAATAAGTATCTTGTTGATGATCTATATAATTTAGGTTTATGGAATGACAATATTCGTCTTAGATTAATTTCTGAAAGTGGATCCGTTCAAAATATTCCTGAAATTCCTACTGAGATTAAAGAGCTATATAAGACTGTATGGGAAATGAAGGGCAAAACATTAATTGATATGTCTAGAGATCGTGGTTATTTTATTGATCAATCACAATCTTTTAATTTATTCATGACTGAGCCTTCTCACTCTAAGCTTTCTTCTGCTCACTTCTATGGTTGGAAGCAAGGTCTTAAGACTGGTATGTATTATTTAAGGACAAAGTCTAAGACTGGTGCTCTTAAGGGATTGGGTGTTGATTTATCTTCTATCCAAAATACTCAAAGTTCAAAACCACAAAAGGAAGATCCAGTTGTAGAATTTGATCCAGAAGAGTTTGCTGGAAAAGTATGTTCAATTGACAATCCGGACTGCCTTTCATGCGGTAGTTAATACTTAAAGAGGGGAGAAATCCCCTCTTTTTTCTTTAGTCGGGTAGAATATTTCGAAAGCAGGTTGTTACTTATGGCAAAACAAGAAAGATTGTTAAAAATTGTTGATGCATCCATTAAAGAAGATGAAGGTACAGATGATGAGCCTTCTATAGTAAAAACACTCTGGTTAATGCTTCAAGATATAGAAACAGAAAAATTCTTTAGCAGTGTACTTTCTTTAGATGATATTAGAGCTATAACTGGCATGAAATCTAATTTGCAAGGTAGAGAGTTATATAATTTCGCTACTGCATTACGATCTAGAGAAAAACCTGTTAAACTAATCATTGATACTAGTGTAAACGAAATAGATCCGGAGAATTTATATGAGAAAAACGAAGAGTGAAGAAGTAGTTGAGATTAAGGCATTTCGAGAAGGCGTTATTTATCCAGTAAAGTCAACGACAAATGCTGCAGGTTATGATGTTCATGCTTGGTGTTTGGATGAATGGGAAAAGCAGATTTTAATCACAGCAAATGACACAAAGTTAATCAAGACAGGCCTTAATGTAAACATCCCTAAGGGCTATGAGATTCAAGTAAGGTCACGTTCAGGACTTGCTGCGAAGAATGCTGTTGTAGTTCTTAATTCTCCAGGAACTGTGGATTGTGATTTTTTTGGACTAATGGAAAATTTTGAAGTTAAGGTTATTTTGCATAATCATTCAAAAAATGGCTTTGTTGTAAAGCATGGAGATAGAATCGCACAATTTGTAATCTGCAAACTACCTGATATCGAACTTAAGGTTGTTGAGGAATTTTCTTCAAGTTCTAATGAGGACCGTGAGGGTGGTTTTGGAAGCACAGGAGTATGATGTATCCAGAGTTCAAGAAATTTGTTAACTTAATTGGACATGATATTACTATTTCAGGTTATGGAACTTTACCAAAAGCTGATAAACCTTGTCGTGTAGAAACCGAACAAATGATTATTGGTAAATTAGCTGGTGTTCCAATTGTTAAAACTGAATTTATCAAGCTTGTAAATCTTCCTGAACCAGAAGAAGGCACATATTTTATTGTAAACAGAATTGCAATGGATTATATTCCTTTTCTTAGAGAAGATATATTTTGTGTAGATACAGGCCCTACAGCAATCAGAGATGAGAATGGACAAGTAGTAGCTGTCACACAACTGAGTATTTAACCTTAAACCCGTCGATTTCGATGGGTTTAAACTTTGGAAAGATTATGAATAACGTAGAATTTTATGATGCGCCAGATCTTAAGAAAATGGCTGAAAAATTAATAGAGAGATATTATGTTTATATTGGTCATGCTGATATAGATAATATTCATTTTTGTGAGATTGATGGAGTTAAACCAAGGTCTGCTCCTGTTTGCTCTGTAGATGGAGTTAATAAATCTTGGGTGAGAGATTTGATTATTACAAAGAGTGGTGATCCTAAACATTATTGCTTTAGTGTTTGGTCAGATGACTGGAATCAATTAAATGATCCTCAAAAAGAATGGCAGCTCTTCAGATGTTTGTATTCTATTGGTGCTAATAATGACGGCAAATTGAGAAGACCTGACATTGAAGATTTTGGATTTATAGTTGAATATTTCGTTAAGAATGGCATTAGTGCTAAATGGGAAACAGACGACATGTTACCATCGTTGTTAAGCTCAAAAAACCCACTTGAAATTCCATTACCTCAGGAGTATGAATTTTGAAACTTAAGCTATACTCGGATTCAGAACATTCATATTTAAAAGTTCCTAGATCTTTATTGAGAACATTGAAAATATCTAAAATAATTTCTAATTATTCATTTCAAGATTCTCCAGATGATACTTCTTTTATTTATTGCGAGGATGAATCTGATATAGGAGTGGTCATTGCAAAATTAGATGAAGAAAATTTCGCTTATAGTATTGAACAAGAAGATTTCAATGATATAATTTGTAGTGGCATTTTAGTTCCTTGGGTTTGTCAGTATGAATTTTATGATAGAGATTTAGACTGGAATGAGGAACAAGATCCAGATTTTTTACTTAAAGTGAGTTTCGATGAGCCTTTACAATAAATATAGACCAGTCAGCTTCGATTCTGTTATTCAGCCTTTTGCAACTAAGATTTTAAGTGCACAAGTTTTGAATAATAAGACTTCCCATGCGTATTTGCTTTCTGGGCCTCCGGGTACTGGGAAGACTACTCTTGCACGTCTTGTTTCTATGTCTTTACTCTGTGAAAACCGTCCTGAGAATGATCCTAATCCAGATGTTAATTCTCAATCTTCAAAACTTATTTTGAAAGATTCTCATAGGGATCTTATTGAAATCAACTGTGCTGTTAATAATGGCATTGATAATATTCGTGAAAACGTAGCTGAAAAGATTAGAATTCAGCCATCTATCGGAGAATATAAGATATTTATTTTTGATGAATGTCATATGTTAACACCTCAAGCTCAAAATTCTCTCTTAAAAATTGTTGAAGAACCACCTGCGTATGTAAAGTTCTTTTTTTGCACTACAGATTCAAATAAGGTGCTTCCAGCAATTAAAACTAGGTGTCAACATTTTCATCTTCGTAAGGTATCGGAGCTGGATATCATCAGTATTTTGGATAATATTGTAAAAAAAGAATTAATTACATCAAATAGTGAGGGCATTAATTTAATTGCAAAAGAATCACAAGGAAGTGTAAGAACAGCTTTAGCTATTTTGGAACAAGTATCTACAATTGGCGCTACAGATGAAAATGTACGTGAATTGTTAGGTAAAAGTCCAAAGCATCTATCTGTAGAGTTGCTTCATGCAATTTTGTCGAAAGATAGAGCTAAATCTTTTAGGATAGTTGAAGCATGTCATTTAGAAGGAAGAGATTTAAGTCAAATTCTTCAAGATATGTCAGAGATTTTAATGAATGTTCTTAGGGCTAAATTATTGAAAGAAGATGATTCAGCTGACGAATATGCAAAAGAGTTTTTACATCTTCTAGTGAAGGGAAATGTGATACTAAACCTAAATGAATATTTTTGGGATGTAATATTAAAAATACGGCAAAACGTTTCGGAAGATATTGTTGTTAAAACAGCAGTACTAAAAGCTATTGGTATTGTTGCTCAAAGCGACAAAATTAATTAATAAAGATTGCTGCCGTGGAGGAAAGTATGGCAGCAGAAACTGTTAGAATAGTTAGATTAGTAGAAAAAGCTAAGAAGGGTGATAATAGATCTTTTAACATCCTTCTAAAAATGGTAGAACCAGATTTAAAGAAATTGACTTTTCACTTCTTCATTATAGGATCTGATAAGGAAGATGTTCTACAAGAGCTTAGGCTGGGTGTTTTAAAAGCAATTAATTCATTTGACTGTACTAAAGATACGACATTTAAAAACTTTTGTGTAAATTTAGTTTGCAAGAGACACCTAGCTACAGCAATTTCATCGGCTAAAAGGATGAAAAACACTATCCTTAATGAATGTATTTCTCTTGATGCTCCTATTATTTTAGGCGATGACGGAAACTTACAAACATTAGCAGATTTTATTCCTGATAGAGACAATCCTTTTAGTGAACCTAGAGAAACTCACATTATTGATGGAATCTTACTCAAAGAAGAGCTAGATGAAGCCTCTAATATTTTAAAGAAGAAACTCACCCCATTAGAAACAGAAATCTTTGAAGAATATGGTTATGATTCTACCTATAAAGAAATCTCAAAGAATTTAAATGTCCCAGCTAAATGTGTAGATAATGCCCTTACCCGCATAAGAAAAAAAGCCACAGATGTATACACAGTTTACAAAGATGCTAATTATAAATTTGAAGGATCATTATACAAAGAAGAAATAATTGTTATAGAAGAATACATCCAAAGTAAAGATAAAAAGAATGAATAGTAGAGATCTAATTAGAGTTGCAAGTTATTTTGATATGGTCGGCGATTTTGAAAAAGCAGATTCATACATAAAGCTAGCAATTGAAAAGAAAGATTTTGACTACTATGACATTTACAAAAATCCTGAAACTGCTTCGGACTTTGCAATTAACAAGCATTTAACTGAAGAGCCATTTGAAGGTGATACTTTAAATTATTTAACAGATAAGACTACTCGACCTGAAAGAAGACCAACAAATCCGAGTGAGTTGATAAATTATCTTTCTGGAACTAATAAAGATCTTATGCAATTTGCAGATATTTATCCTAATATTTATTTTTATTTTGAAGATGGCGTAACAAAATTCTTTCATGTAGATCCAACTTCCTTAGATTCATTAAAAGATCAATCCGAGTCATCTGGAAAACTTAAAGAACAAGTTGATGAATATGGCGATAAATTTACTCCAGGAAATTTAGAAATAGATTATTTTCCATTAGAAGAGGATGATGAAATGTATTTAGAACCATTAGAAACAAGGTTCATTACAGATCTTCCTCAATATTTAGGCAAAGAACGAATCTATGAAATTTTAAGAAGAAATTTCCCTGCTGCTCACGTTCAGTTCATAGAAGACATATATGACGATAACTCCCATAAGAAAGAAATTGAGATTAGCCTTTTAGATTCTTGATTTTCTTTCTAAATCCGATATAATAAGACATGGAAACTTCAACTGTTGATGTCGTTATCGGAATGCAATATGGTGACGAAGGTAAGGGTAAGATTGCTAATCAAATGGCCTCTTCTGGCGATTATGATTATGTATTTCGTTTTAATGGCGGTGGTAATGCAGGTCATACAATCTACCTAAACGATCAAAAGATTGTTACTCATCTAGTACCCTGTGGCATTTTACATGGTATTCCTAGCGTAATTGGTAATGGATGTGTTATTAATACCCAAAAGTTATTCGAAGAAATTGAATATCTTAAAGGATTCGGCTTTGATACATCTCTATTAAAAATTGCCGAAAACGCTCATATTATTACACGAGACCATATTGACGAAGATTCCAAGGATACTAAGATTGGCACTACTCGCACTGGAAATGGACCATGTTACAGAGATAAAGTAGCAAGGACAGGTATTCGTGCTAAAGATGTACCTGAGCTAGAGCCTTTCCTTGTAGATATGTACAGTCTTATTCATTCAGAACCAAAGAAGTTTTTAGCTGAAGGTGCTCAAGGATATTGGCTTGACATTGACTTTGGAGATTACCCTTTTGTCACTTCTTCAAATACAGGAGTAGGAGCAGTTTTAAATAATGGTTTCAATTATCAGCAAGTTTGGAATGTTGTCGGGGTTATCAAGTGTTATAGCACCTATGTTGGAGCTAAAGGATACCAAAAAGACGACGAGCGATTTGAGATGCTGCGTGAGATTGGTCAAGAGTACGGAGCTACAACAGGACGACCAAGACAAATAGATTGGCTCAACCTCGATGAAGTGATTACCGCATGTCAAATGAATGGTATTACTAAACTAATCATAAACAAAATGGATGTGCTTCGTCAAGTAGATTCTTCTTGGAATTATTACAAGAATAACATATTGACTTCTTGTGCAAATGAAGATACATTTGTTTCTAATATTGTGAAAGAAGTTGGAAATGTACTTCCTGGTACACTTATCCAATTCCAAGGCCAACTACATTGAAAATTACATTCTCGAGAACTTCCACTCTACCAATTTTAAAACAAGCTCTCAAAACTTGCAATACAAAATCTAAGGGTAAAGCAGATTCTGAATTCCTAGTCTATAGTGAAGATAATGTTCTTAAGATTACTTCTATTAATGAGATAAGTGAACAAACTATCATTCTTCCTCACGAGCAGATGGATAATGGTGATGATTTTAAGTTTTCAATTAATGCAGCTTTATTTCTTGAGTTTTTTAATCAATTCCCAGAAGATAAAATTCAATGCGTATATAAAGAAGACGATAATACTCTAATAGCTGGCAACAAGAAAACTAAGATGGCATTCCCTTGTGGTAAAGGTGATGATTTTTCTTCTTTTCAAACTCTTCTTGCTGATGATGAATTTGATATAGAATCTAATCTATTCATGGCATTAATCAAGAATACATATTTTTCTGTTAGTTCTGATTGGCAAAACTCCCCTCTTACATCTTTAAAATTTACAGTGGATTTTAATCATGTTAGAGCAGAATCTTGTGATCTTGGAAGAATATCTATAGCAAGCAAAGAAAGCCACTTAAACTGCAATAAAAGCCATGTTTTTCTCATACCTAAAGAAGCAGTAGACTTCTTATCATCTTTGAATATTCAGGATGGCAAAATTAAGATATATCCATGCAAGAAACATTTCAAAATATCATGGGGAAATACTATATATATTTCTCTGCTAGAAGGATCTCATAATTTTCCAGATTTGAATGTTTGGATAGAAAAACCTACTGTTGCTAAGATTAAAATTCTATCAAGCGAACTTCAAAATGCATTAAAGCTTTCTTCATTGATAGCTAAAGATTCATATATAAAATTACAACTCGATGATAAGTTACATATTTCTGCAGCTGATGATAGTGTTGGCATGTTGAAATATTCCTTAGATTGTGAAGAAATTGAGGGTAAATGTGAAACTCTTGTATCCCATAGATCTTTCTTAAAGTATTTTGATTTATTCCAAGATCTAAAGTTAGAATTTGAATTTAAAGAAATTAATGAAAATAGTTATGGTATACTTTGTAAGAATAAGGATGTAAATCATATGATATTTCCGGTCAAAGCTAATCAACTACCCAGGGGCTAAAGACCCCTGGGTTTGCTACAATCTTATTTAGAGAGCAATAGGCTGATTGATTGCAGCCCTAGTTCCCTGATATTCAGGGAAGCATTATAATCAGCATTTTCAATATATCCACATTCTAAACATTGAAAATCTGATTGATTTTTTCTATTCTTCTTATCGCAATATTTACATTTATTACAAGTACGAGAAGTATTCTTAGGATTTACTTCAACTACAGTAATTCCTTGTTCTTCTGACTTATATTTTATAAATGTTTTCAATTGATAAAAAGACCAACTCATTCTTTGACTCTTTTGAGATTTCCTGACCGTTGTTCTATCATTAATTCCAGTTAGATTTTCTAACGAAATTGCTGATTCTGTGCCTTTGGCTTTCTCAACTATCTTTTTACTAATGTAATGATTTACATCTTTCCTAAATCTTGCTTCTTTATTGCCAATTTGTTTTATTCTTCTTTTAGCATTTCTTGTATTTCTCTTTTGTAATCTGTGTCTATGAGAAGAATATTTTTGTCTTTTCTTTTCTACTATTTCTCCAGTAAACGATACATTATCAGAAGTTGTAGCTAATTGTTTAATTCCTAAATCAACTCCAATAACATCTTTAGGAATAAATTTTTCTTTGTTTGGAATATCAACTACGCAACAAAGATAGAAATTTCCATTTTGATAAACTAAATCAGTTTGACCTTTTCTTAATTGAAATATTTCTTTGTTATGGATATGGATTGGAATTTTAGTTCTTCCATTAATTGTCCATATATTAACTAGATTTTCTTTGAAAGTTAAGACTCTATCATCATATATAACAGCACTTTGTTTTTTGAATGATGTTGGGCATTTTCTTTTGATTCCCTTGTCAGTATAAGATTGAGCTACAACATCAAAAGCTCTTACTAATAATTGAGAAGAAAAATCTTTATATTCTTCTTTCAAAGAGTGATAACATAGTTTATGTATCAAGAATTTTCTAAATTCTTTATTTTCAAAAGCAATATTAGATATATCATTACATACAACAGAAAACATATTCATAGTAGCAAGTAAACTATTATGTTGTTCCTCGTTTGTAATTAATTTTATCTTTATTGTTTTTTTCATATATATGATATATTCTACATTGTTTTTATTAATTCCTTCTGGTATAATTAAATCAGCAATTCCTCCCAACGGCTAAAGACCATTGGGTTTCCTTGCTGGAGCTCCTATGAACAAGTGGGATAACGTTTTTGTATATACAGGAGATGAATTCCTATCTAATATGCATTTCAGGTCTTTGGTTAATTCCAAGGATCTGATATTTTTTGATAACGATGCAGATATCAAAACCATTCATAAGAGCTTGTTTGAATTTAATATATTTTCAAATCAAAGAGCTTTTAAAATAATAAACCCTAAAGCTGAAATCCTAAAGCTAATTAATGACAATATAGAAAACTTATCTACGAAAACATTAGGAATTTTTGCTACAAACGATTCATTAGATTTAAGATCATCATTCTCTAAAAATTGCCAAAAAAACAAAAGAATAATCACAATTCAGCCAATCCTATCTAATGACCAAAATAATCTTAAAAAATTCTTATCCAATGTAGAGATAACAAATGAAGCTTTTGATTTTCTCTTAAATAATTGCCCAACAGAAACAATTAAAATTAAAGATAATAATGTAAAGAAAGATATTATTGTTTACAATCTTTACATCTTAACTAATGAAATAAATAAACTTACATCTGCTTTTCATAGACCATTAATGTTAGAAGATTTTAATGATTGTAATTTCTCTAATGATAACAATATATTTGAATTCATAAACGATTGCTTCCAAAAAGATTCTAAAAAAATTCTTGAAGGCTTGGAAAATTTAAATAATAGCCATGGTCATCAAGCAACTTTAATGATTCTCTTATCACAATTAAATTTCTACTTCTCTATATCTGAACTTAAAGAAAAGAATCTAAATATACAAGAAATTGATAGACTCATAAAATTAGAAGATTTCATAAACAAATATTTTAGCAAAGATTTTAAAGAAATTAAAAATATCAATATACCAACTCCTCATCCCGTAAGAGTTAAAATTGCATATAGCGGATTCAAAAACAATACTGAACAACTAACCAACATGTATCTATCTACAGTGAACAGTATAATAGATTTAAGAAATAACGTTAAAGAAAATATTGTATTCCCAAGATTAGCTTTAGCCCTCTCAGATAAAATTTATATAAAGAGCTTAACAAATGGACAATTATGAAGAAATAAATAAGCTGGTAGAAAAAGCTAAAAATAATGACTCAAGTTCTTTAAATAAACTTTACGAATTTTACACACCTTTAATTAGGACATCCATTAGAAGATGCACAGTAAAATATAATTCTGTAAGGTATGTAGATGATATTATTCAAGAATCATATTTTATTTTTAAGAAACTTGTAGAACTTTTTGATCCTGAATTATCTTTCTTTTCTTACTATCTAGCCACAAGAATTGACAGAGCTATTGTAAATCTCATCAAATGTAAATTCACACACTTAGAAGAAATTGATGAAAAAGAAATACAAGAACTAAAAACATATGATCCATTTAATAGAGTGTTAGACAAAATTATAATACGGGATGCAATGTTTAAATTAAAAGATAAACAAAAAGAAGCAATAGAATTGTATTTTTTTGAAGAATACACCCAAGAAGAAGCTGCTCATCTACTTAATATCACACAAGCATCATTTTCAAGAAGGTTAGAAAGAGCCCTAGAATCATTAAAGAAATTATTGGAAGAAGAAATAGTATAATTCTTTAAGATTTTTTGCATTATATCTTATGTATTCTTCTTCCTTCTTGCTCTTCTTCTTGGGTTGCCTATTTTCGTGGCCCTTATTTTCTTTTTATGGGGCTTGATGGAAAATATAATACCAGGAGATAATAAGAGTGTACGAAACAAAAAATGACTTTATTTATAACTGGAGAAATGAGCTCAAGTCTCATAGTTCTGGTCAAGGTATGTTAATTCAGAGATTAGCGTCAGATCTTAAGCAACAAGGCTATAACAGATCGGACGCTATTGAAATTTTAGCTAGTGAAAATTTTGATCTTGATATGATAGAAAAGTATGCTTCCTCTATTTATCAAGAAAACGTTAAAGAAGCTCAAAAAGCAACATTCATCCCAGTAGTTCCAACAAAGTATGATGATTGCAAGCCAGCCGTAGAAAACACCCTCAAAAATGTTTCTGCTAAAGAATTTACTAAAAGATTGTGCCAAGGCGACCATTCAATAGTAAAAGCTTCTAATAAAGATTTTGAATCATTAGTGAAGTTAGCCGAATATGCAAAGAAAGATAGCAATGCACTTCAAACATTACATAGCGAATTAAAGCCATGGTTCGAAGAGTGTTTATTAAGCAATGTTCTTACTGCGCAAAATTCCACTGCTAAAATCGCAAACACTGGAAACAATACATTCAGAGTAGCTATTAAAAATCATGAAGCGGAAGTTGATCTTAATCTTGGTAAATCTAATAGCGAAAAATACACCCAAGGCAATTATGAAAGCTTTGGACTAGCAGATGAATTTCTTGTTTATGCAGCAGATTCAACAAGCCCATATGAAAGACTCAAGAAAGCTCTTAATATCTAAATATCCAAGAAATATATTAACAAGTATAAGAACCTCCTAACAGAGGTTCTTTTTTTTTGTACAAGCAACATATGAACGATAATTTCGATAACAACGATTTCACTATTATAGAAGAACTTACAGAAACAGATTCTCTAATAGAAGTCAAACCAAAGCTTAAACTTTTTGCTGAACTTAAGTTTGATGAAAAGCCTGTAATTCCTCTTCCACAAGACACATTTATAGACGTTTACTATCCACAATATACAGAAACACGATGCTCTCTTTGCTCAAGTCCATTTCGTACACTAGCTGAACATGTATATCTAGAGAGTGGAAAGAAGCCTCAAGCTACAATTAAATTTTTTGAGAAACATTTTAATGCTAGATTGAACTGGGCACAAGTAAAAACACATATGGATGTTCACTGTGATTTCCGTAAAGTTTCCGTGTCAGGACTTAAAGGATATGAACAAAGAGAAGAAATGATTGCCCCTTGGGTCTTTCGTGAACATCAATTAGCTCTTATTGCCCTTATGACAGAATTAGATGAAGTTCGAGGAATTGATTGTGGCAAAAATAATGAGCTAAAACTCAAAAGATCCGCAATGGTTGAGAAATTAATTGCTAGAATCATGGACCTTAAGGAAAAACGTGATAATGCAGGAGTTTTAGCCCTAAATATCTTTGAAATTCTTATCAACTTACATGAAAAACTTGTATGTTCAGAAGATAAGAGAATTGTCAGCATGGAAATTAAAACACTTAGGGATAGACTTCAACAGGAAAATTAATGCGTAAAACAATTAAGGATAAAAATAGCCAGCAAGATTTTAAAACACAACTCTTGCAAAATGCCGCAAATGCCACAAACTTCTTAAAAGATCAAGGATACGATTTTCTTGATGAAGTTTTACCTGCAACAAGATCAGAAGCATTACCACCTGCCATTCCATCTAAAGACAGATTTAACCCTGATCAAATTGTAGATATTGTAACATTTATTGAACATCCTTATTATTGTAACTTAAAACCATATCCCTGGCAGAGACTCATACTTAAATGCTTCTATATGGGACAAGAAGGAAACACAAATCTAGAAATTAATGATGTAACTGAAGAAGATAAAGATGGATGTAAAGGGTGTGTATGGGAATATATTAAAGAAAATGAACTTAAATTTGAATCTTATTATAATCAACAAAAGAATTTCAGAACCATATTTTCTGTAGTCAATTCACCCTGCCTTACATGCTCACATTTTTCAGAATCAGCTAGAAAAACAAGATACATTGCAGCTAAAGAAGAAGCTACAAATCCTGATTCAGAAAGACAAGTAATTGAATTAGAACAAAGGCCTATTACCGACAACTTCCAAAGCGAAAAAGATCTCCTATATTCCGAAGAGTTTGATCCTAAGCTCAGACTACAGGTTCTTGATAAATGCACCAAAAGATACAAGTTTCAAGAGCTTGTTTTAGTGCTTGGGAGACGGAGCGGTAAGTTATGTGACTTAAATACACCATTATATACCATGGGTGGATGGTCTACAATGGGTGATGTAAAGGTAGGAGATTATGTTTTTGCGCCTGATGGAACTCCTACTAAAGTTGTTGCTAAATCTGATGTTGATTATGAAGAGCAAGGTTATGAATTAGTTTTTAGTAATGGTGATAGGATTATTGCTGGCGAAAATCATGAATGGGTAACTCTTACAAAAGCTCAAAGAAAAAACGCATCTAGAGGTAAATATTCTAAAGATCCTGTACCTCAAGTATTTACCACACAACAAATATATGAATCATTAACATATGGTAAACCTAGACAGATGCTCAAAAAAGGCTCACAAACTGAAAGAAATGAGAAATTCTCTGTAGAGTATAATCACGCTATAGAAATTACAAAACCCCTTCAATTTCCAGAACAAGATCTTTTAATTCATCCTTATCTTTTAGGAGCTTGGTTAGGAGATGGATCTAGATCTTCTTATCAAATAACAGGAATTGACATGGAGATTTTTGACTACATAGATGCTAATTGTGATCATAAAATTAAACATTCAACACATATCTTAAAATCACACTATATACATCCTAATGTTAAAACTGGCCATAAATTCATCTATAGTATAATGGATCTAAAATTATATCAAAACAAACATATCCCATTAATCTACAAACAAGCTTCTATTGAGCAAAGATTAGAATTAGTCCGAGGCTTGAATGATACAGATGGTTATGCAGACCCTAAGAAATTTACAGTGGAGTTTTGTAATACTAATGAAACTCTTGCTTATGATTATTATGAATTGGTTTGTGGATTAGGATTTAAAGCTTCAATTAAGAAATCTGATGCAAAATTATATGGAAGAAAAACCTCTGATCGTTGGCGTATTACATATTCTGTTCGTCCAGGAGATAAGGTATTTAATCTTTCTAGAAAACAATCGGTCCTAGATAATAAGCCAACGATAGATAAATCTGACAAATATAGAATTTTTATTAAAGAATGTAATCCTGTACCTAATCCTGGAATGCAATGTATACAAGTTGAGCATCCATCTCATATGTATTTGTGTGGTAGAAGCATGATCCCTACACACAATTCATTCCTTGTTTCTGCCATGGCTCTTTATGAACTTTATCGTTTAATTTCCATGGATCATCCTCAATCTAGATATGGTTTGATGGAATTTGATGAGATAGTTTTATTAAATGTTGCTCGTAATGAAGAACAGGCTAAAAAAGCAATCTTCTCTAAAATTAAGCAGACAGTTTTAGCATCTCCATATTTTCAACCATTTATTGGAAAAGACACTGAATTGGAAATGAGATTCTACACTGCTCATGACCGAAAAGAAAACGAGAGAAGAGAATTAGCTGGGATTAATTTATTTCCAGGATCTTTAGTTTTAAGGTGTGGTTCTAGTAATGCTTCAGGTCTTGTGGGTCTTACTTGTTGGTGTATTATCATGGACGAAGTAGCTGCTATGGCCGGGGATAATCCTGATTCTGGCGTTGACTATTCTTTATATGATGATTTGAAGCCATCTCTTGCTACGTTTGGTAAAGATGGAAAGATGATGATGCTTTCTAACCCTAAAGGACCTATTGGACTATTATATGATTTACATGAGAACAGACAAGAAGATCCCACTACTCTTGTTATGCGTCTTCCAACCTGGCTAACAAATCCTAATATTGATAAGGCTTGGCTTGATGATCAAAAGAAAAAGAATCCTGTTGAACATCAAATGCAGTATGGAGCTGAATTTGGAGCATCATCTTCAGATCCTATGTTCACTTCTGATTCAGTTAATAGATTTTTTAATTCTTCATCAATGGTAAGCAGAAGAGAACAGGGTCAACCTTTAGTAGATTATTATTGTCATTTAGATCCTGCTCGAACTTCTGACTATTATGCTTTAGCTGTTGCACATACAGAAGCTATTTATGGAACTGTTGGGCCAGATAATAGACCTTTAAGAAGAGTGGTAATTGATCATGTTCATTTTTGGAATCCTATGATTAAAAACCAACCTGTATCAGAAAGAGAAGTTGAAGAATATTTAATTGATTTACATAGAAGATTTAAATTTAAACAAGTAACTTTTGATCAATGGCATTCTCAATCATCTCTAATTAAAATGCAAGGGGCTGGAATTAATGCTCTTGAAAGACAATTTAATAAAGAATATAAAGGGAAAATTTACACAGAACTTACCCAATTATTAAGAGAAGACAGAATTGATATTTATGATTTATCTGGAGGCAAATTTCAAGATGCAGCCGGGAGAGAATTTGATTTAAACGAAGTACAAGAAGCTAAAATCCAATTTCAATTCCTTCAGAAAAAATGGAAAGGTTCTAGATATTATATTTCAGCATTACAAGGATATAAAGATGATATTTGTGATGCTATTGCTGCTGTTTCTTATGAATGTCTAACAAACAAAATTATACAAAGATTGCCAGGGTCTAGGACAATGTCTTTTGGTCGAAGAATTTGATAAATAAGGATTATTTTTATTATGAAATTATATATCTCTAGTGTATATGCGGAAAATCTCGGCGCAAAGCACCAAGATTTTCCAGCGGGTGTCTCCGCTGCGGTGTCTAGTGTGCTGGCGTTCCTCACGATGCCGTTTAAGGGGACGAATGCGAACAGTTTGAAGGTGGGCAAATGAACCTGCAAAACTACCGCTTAGAGCCTAACCCTGACGTCCCCGGTGACTGGATTGTTTTTGGTGACATTACCGACGATGCTGGGAATATTCTCGGCACGTTTGGTCAAAACGGCACAAGCGTATTTAGTTGGTGGGTTACACAGGATGTTGCGTTTCAACAAAATTATAGCAATCAATTTGCTGTTGTGATGGCTCAGGAAATCGTGGCGGGGACAGCTGAATAATGGCAACTTATTACGTCAGAACTGACGGTAGTGATTCTAACACTGGCACTGGCCCTGCCATAAATCAAGCGTGGCAGACGATAACCAAGGCTATTGGTGCAACTGGTATTGCTCCAGGTGACACGCTTTATATCGCTCCCGGTATTTATCGTGGTTCTTTTACAGCTGCGTTTACCAGCCCAGCAAACGAAGGCCAGCGCATCACGATTAGTGGTGACCCGACTGCGTCACAGTTCAGTGGTGTAACTGCCGGGCCTGTGATTTTGACAAACTACACGTCTACAACATCAACTTCTGGTGTTCGTACATTAGACATTCTCAAGCCATTTGTGACGTTAAACAATATTCATATAAACGGATATGTTGCTGGTAGTGCCCCAAATTACGGGCAATTTGTCCAAATTGGATCAAATGCATTTATTGTATCTAAATGTGCTTTTTATCAATCAACACAAAGTGCTGATAGTACAAATACAGTCGTACTTAACATAAATCAAAACAGCACTAATTCAATTATTGAACAATGCATTTTTAATACACCATTCGTTATTGGTGGTACTACGACTACTACTGCCTGGAATAGTAATACAACTATTAGGGATTGCATATTCCATAGCGCATCATCAACAGCTCAAAGTGCTGTTGTCACATTATATGGTGGTACAGGCGGAGCGCATCTTGGCGGTGTCAAGTTCTATAACTGTTCATTTTTTGGGTCAACAGGTATTGCTGGATTGACAGCATCAAATCTATCAACTGCATTCCCTTCATCAGCACAAAACTGCTATTTTGAATCCCGTATTGGGATACAGATGAACACAAATAACGGGCAGTTCACCGAGTCTTACAACGTGTTCCAATGCACAACACCACGCAATAATGTTGCGACTGGAACTGGGTCAGTCACAAACGCATTTGTGTCGTTAGATGTTTCGATGTCCAGAATAACCGGATGGGCAAATCTGCCACATTACGCACATCATCTAAACACCTATCCAATAAATGCTGGTCTATCTGCGGGTGCACCAACTGCCGACATTTATAACGTCACGTGGCTTGCACCTTCTACTCCAACACTTGGTGCAGTGGAGTATTTTAGCAACTCAACGGCTGGTGCTTATATTCCAACCGAGCGCAACGCATCTACAATCACAATCGCTCCCGGAAGCACATCACAAAGCATCGAACTCTACCTAGGTGCTACAGGTCTAACAGCCTCCACTTCCGGTCTCTCAGCTCGCTACAACCGGACACGCACAGCCTCTGTCAGCATCCCTCTAGTAGCCCGTACAATCGCTCAGGCGTGGACTGCTGGTGGCTTTGCGGAGGTAGACGCAACCAATATGCCGGGGGTCTACAGATTGGACGTACCTAACGCCGCATTTGCCGCTGGTGCTGACGATGTCACTGTTGTGGTCAGAGGTGCAAGCGGTACTAACGGGGCGGTGCTGACGGTCACGCTTAAATATTCCCAAATAGACATGTCTCAATCTGTTCCTACTTCTAACACTGCTCATACTATTGGAGATGCCTTAAATGCTGCTAGGGCTTATGGTTTTGGTAAGTGGGTTATTAATGGTGCAACTTTATCTTTATATGCAAGTGATAATACAACAATCATTAAAACGTTTACATTAGATTCTGGTTCTTATCCAACTTCAAGGACATAATAAATGGAAAAACCTATAAAAATAGCTCAATATGGTGGTGTAGGTGGTGGCGGAACAGCTCCTTACTCGCCTGGTGGAAGTCCTATTGGTAAAGGTGGTTATAATCCTGGTGGCTGGGATGTTAATTCTTTTACTGAGGATATCTCTTTTGAGCATTTTTTAGCCAGAACTCATAATCCTCCTGACCCTTCTGAAGAGAGAAATATTGAAAATCGCCTTGAAATTTTCCATAGATTTTCAGAAGATGATGTAGCTCCTTTTACTTTAACCCCTAGAGAAAGATATAAGAAGAAGGTTAAAGAAGAGATTGAAAAGCATGAAAAATTCTTACAAGATGCTAGTAATAGATTAAAGAATAACTCTGTTAATTTTATCAAAGAACATTATAAACCTCAAAACGAACATGTCACTGGAATTGAACAGTTATTAAGTTCTAGAAGAAAATATGAAGAAGGTTTTAAATCAGATCTTATTGACAATATACCAGATTTAATTAAGCCAGAAAGAATACATTGGGCTATTAGAGATTTGGATAAAATTGTTCAAGCTTACCCTATTAATAGAAGAGATAGAGTTACTGAGGATGATTCTGAAGATCAATCTGAATTTGAAACTTACAGAAAAACTCACTTTCCTAACCCAGTTCCTCTATTAGGTCCTACAGATTTGAGTTTAGATGAATACTTAGAAGTTTTACCTAAGCAAAATAGAAGTGGGTATAGTGAATTTTGGAATACTCCAGCTTTGCCTTTTGATTTTCCAGGGAATGATGCTCCTTATAAAAACCACATTGAAAAAGACAAATCAAAAATCCAGAAAAAAGAATTAAATCCAAATTTATCACTAGATGCGAATTTACATCAAGAGCCTTACACTAACTATCATAATTATCTAAAAAGCGATGATAGTACTGAAAAGCTTACGCCAATGCATGATTTAGTTACCGACCCATTCTTCACTCCTGGTTGGTAAATTGTAAAAGATTATTATGTATGATTATTTAGTTGTTGGCTCTGGATTTTTTGGGTCTGTATTCGCAAGAGAAGCTTATAATATTGGCAAAAAAGTTTTAGTAATTGACAAGAGAAATCATATTGGTGGAAATTGTTATTCTAAAAATTACAATGGCATAAACGTTCATGAATACGGACCCCATATCTTTAACACCAATCATGAAAATATCTGGGAATATGTTAATAGTTTTGCGGAATTTAATCACTATCGACATAAAGTTAAATCTTTCACAAATGGTAAGTATTATTCATTCCCTATAAATCTTCAAACAATATATCAAATTTATCCTGAAGTATCATCTATTTCTGAAGTAAAGAAGTTATTTCAATCTTTCTATAAATACAAAAATCCATCAAACTTCGAAGAGCTTGCTATAGATTCTGTTGGTCAGCATATTTATGAACTTTTAATTAAGGGCTACACAGAAAAGCAATGGGGAAGAGATGCAAGAACTATAGATTCTTCTGTATTTACTAGATTGCCAATAAGATTAAATTTCAACGACGATTACCATGAAAAACTTTATTCTGGCGTTCCTAAAGATGGTTATGAAGAATTATTTAAAAATATCTTAGGCGACATCCCATTTGAGTTAAATACAGATTATTTTGCTGATAGAGATGATTTTGACAAGATGGCTAGACATGTTGTTTACACTGGACCTATTGATAGATTTTTTGGATATATACATGGAGATTTAGAATATAGATCTTTGAAATTCTCCCATCATTTAGTTCACGAAGATTACCAAGGAATTGCTCAAGTTAATTTCCCCAATCAAAATACACCTTGGACTAGAATTATTGAACATAAATTTTTTAATCCAAAGCCTACCAAAGAATCTATTATCACATACGAATTTCCAGAAACTTATAATAAATTAAACGATCCTTATTATCCTATTAACTCTTCTGAAAACAATGAAATCTTTAGAAACTATTTAAAGATGATAGACAAAGATAAATATATTTTTGGTGGAAGACTTGCAAATTACGCTTATATGAATATGGATCAAACAATTTTAAGTTCTCTGAAGACATTTGAAAACCATATCAAAGGAATAATTTAACATTTGTAGTCAATTAATTAAGATATGAAAGTAAGTGAAAAGATTTTAAAACTAATTAAAAAAGCTGATTATTATGACAAGATCGGACTATTTAATTCTGCGGATCTAATTAATGTAAAAATCGCTCAAATTTACCCATCTTTAAGTGATAGTACATATGATCTTTCCAGCCACTTAGTGAGATGGAAAGATGTTGAATACGATTTTGATCATGCAAGCTTTTTGAGAAATAAACACTATAGAGACAAAATCCCTACTTACAAAGAATTACCAGATGGAGATGGTGGATTTGAATCTATAGAAGAGCAATTAAATGGAGCAGATGATACTCCGGGACCTGCTCTTATTTATGAAGATGGTTTTACAATGTCTAATCCAGGCCTAAGAGATTTAAACGATTTTTTAGACGAGAATATAGAAAAAGAAAAAGCCAACAACCCAGGAATTAAATACGGTCCATTAAGATAAGGAGAAATATATGCCATTCCCAGTTAAACCAGTACACAAGTTAGATTTACATGAAGAACTTTTTGATTTTAAAGGTCTTAGTGATTCAGGTATGTCAGGACTTCAGTTACAATTATTAGGTGTATCTGAACATGATAACACTAAAACATCATCCAAAGTATCAGAAAGAGACATTAAGTTTCTTGAGATTATCGATAAGAATGTTGACACTATTACCACCGCTGCTGGATTAGGTTTAAATACTAGAAATGGTGATAAATATTGCAATGTTCCTGGAGATATTTCCGACAATGATCTCCTTTATTTAAAAACTGCAGGATTATTACAAGGCTATGGTAGATCTGTAACTCTTACTAATAAAGCTAGAATTGCGTTAAGAGATCACTATTTGAATAATCCAGTAAATGAATTTAGAAAGGCAAGAAAGAAGAATAAGTTTAATTACGATGATGCTGCTTCCGTCAAGGTTGCATCTGTAAAAACTGCTTCTTCATCTAAATTTAAAAAGATATGACCCCTGATTTCGTCTTTAAAGTAAGATTCGTTGCAGACACAGACCAAAAAAGAACAAAAGGTCTGATGTTTGCCGAGCCCCTTGAAGATGATGAAGCTGTCATTTTTATATTTAACACACCGGATAAATACAGTTTTTGGAATCAGAATGTAAGTTTTGATTTATCCTTAGCTTTTTTAGATGAGAATTCAAAAATTGTAGATTTTGTTGATTTAAATAAAAATGATAGCACAATGAAGTCTCCAAAATCAAGCAAAGTTCGTTATGTAGTAGAAGCTAGAAAAGATGCTTTTAAGGATAATGACATTAAAATTGGTGACAGAATTTGGTATAAGGATAGAGAATTACAAGTTTTCAAGGAAACAAAGTAATAAAATCTATAATTAAGTATATTAATTTAGCAGGAAAATTAACCTTTAATAAAGAACTTTTTTCCTGTACTCTTCTCGAAGGAACTAAAAAATATGGCAGATAGAATTTTTCCAAACCGTGTTCAAGAGGGTGAACTTGACTCTGAACTCGTGTATCAAGGTATCAACTGGGAAGGCTTAAACATTGTTGAAGCCAAGAAGAAAAACCCAAAGATGCCAAAAGAACTCGTTGAGCATTTTAAGAATCACATTAACGCTGATACTGGCGATGATGCAGTCTTAGCAGCGTTAAAGGCTCTTGCTGAAGACTCTGAAGATGACGAAGACGAAGATGAAGATGAAGATGATGAAGATGGCGCTGTTGTCGATGAAGAAGTTGAAGAAACTGAAGACGACGAAGATGAAGATGATGACACAGAAGCCATGAATGAAACAGAACATGAAAAGGTCGTTAGAGGTAAAGACGTGAAGGCAAATAGACAAATTCATTTCAACCACCCAAGTCAGCTTTCTGCTGAGGCAGTTGAAGCAGCAATCTCTTCTGGTGACAAGCCATTAGTAGATGCTATCCTTGCAGCTAGACATGAGCGCAGAGTTCGTTTAGCTAACAAGATTGAAAAGATTGTTGAAGCTCAAAATGCAGCTAATAAGAATATTAAAGTTGCTAAGCAAGAAACAAGTTTTGTCAAGGTCTCCCAAGCTAATTCTGCAGCTAAGAGTGCTTTCATCAAGAAGGCTCAAGCAGCTGGATTCCCACAAGAATATATCGATGCTATGCTTGGAACCTCTGCTCATACAGAAAATAATGATGTTGTTGAAATCAAGAATGTCATGGCATCTGAGCTTAATAACAATATTAAGAAATCTGCTGTAACTGGACTTGTAAAGGTTGCAACCCTTACAAATGCTGATTATGACAGACTTAAGAGATATTGGAAAGAAGAACTTGGCTACGGCGATCAAGAGTGGATTGACGAGTTATTCACCAAGAAATACGACTAAATTATAAACCCTTCGAGATAATTCCCCCTGTTTTTAGCAGGGGGATTGAGTATTTTTAGGGCTTAACAGGGAAAAAATATGAGTAAATTCAAGAAAGTTTCACAAATCGAACAGATTCCATCAATTTTGGAAAAGAGTTTCTTTGGCACTCCAGAGAACGATGACCCATATGCTGAATTAAAGGCAAATTCTCAGGACAATAGAACTAGAATTGCAAAACAAACTGGATTTAATAAAGAAGCCAGTTTAAAAAATAACAGCTGGGAAAAAATTCAAGGACCATCTATCTACAACGAATTAAGAGATGTATCTTTTGAAGAAAGAGTTGCTGATATTGAGAGAACAGCTGGTTTGAGTGCTGAAACAATCAAGAGATCCTCATATGCTTATGATGATGGTGATACCGCTAGAACATTAACTAGTGGATTGAAGGCATTCTCTTCTGAAGATTATATGTCAGCTATGTTATCTAGATCTGCATCTATTTTCAATCCAGATATGATTGATATTGCAGAAACTTTTAAACAAAGCCAAGAATCTTCTTCGCAACAAGCTGTTGTCGATCAACAACAACAAAGAGAAGCTAGAGCATCTAAACATCAATCTTGGGAATCTTCTAAGATTAATGAATTAAGAAAGTCTAGTGTTGTTAATTCTAGAGGACATAATATTCTTAGATCCTCTACAGAATATGCTTATGATGCATCATTCGGAGCTATTGACCTTAAGGCTCTTGATGAGAGAGAAGCTTTAAGAGTTTCTACAGCTGCTCATAGAAGAGAATCAAAGTTAGCTTTAGAGAAGAAATCTAAAGAAGAATTTGAATCCAGAGCAGAATTAAGTGCACAAACAATTAATCAAATTTATAATAGAGTTAATCTTGATTTTGACAAAGAGGACTAAATGTATTCTGAGAATGCAGGTATAGCTTCAAACCCAGCAAATGGTATCAATAACATTCACTTAGGTGGTGGTGATTCTAGTAGAGTTTCAAAAAATCAATTGAATAAACTCTTAAAAGAAACAATTGATGCAAATCCTGAAACTGTTAAAGAATTAAAAGCTGTTTATGAAGATTTTATTCTCAAAGTCCAAGATGAAAATGTCAAAAAGAAATTAAGCGTTATTATCAGAGCAATAGATTTAGCAAATGACCCCAGAAGAGAAACTGTCGATCCAGCTACTGGCAAAAAAGATCCTAACGCAAAACAATTAGCTCAAAGATTATATAGCCAATTAAATAGATTAGATAGTTTTAAGGAAAATCCAATGGAAAATAATACTACTGAAGCAACTGTTAAATTTAATCTTAAAGTTGCTCAAGCCCCTAAAAAGAAGAAAAAAACTAGAGGCAATCCATTTAGAGTTTTAATGGGTAAGGTTGGTAAGTTATTAGACCATGGAATTGAAAAATCTGATATTGTTAGATATTTATCAAAACAAAAATATTGGAATAATGAAACTATCGAAAAAGCTGTTGACCTTGTAAAAGACTATAATAAGAAAAAAGAAAGAAAAACTAAAAGCTCTTCTGATGTCAATTTAAGAACTGCAGCAGATACAATTTATGATGTAGAGCAAGACTATAATAAAATTTCGACTATAGATCTTATTCACAGAGCTATTTTTCTAATGTCAGTAGCAGATACAGACAAAAAGACTGCTGGTAATGATGGTAAAGAACCTGTTGAAAAGAATCTTGCTAAGAAAGAACTAGAATTAATCAAAAAAGCTCTTAAAGCAAGAGATTACGATTTAGAATTAGTTCAAAAATTAGGGCTTGGGGGCAAAAATGGCTAAGTTTAAAGTTAAAACAAAATATCATACACATGACCCAGAAAAAGCAAAAGATTTAATTTCTGGAAGCGGTGTACTTCAAGCTATCAAAGATTCTATTGAAGCTTTACATAAGAAAATTGAGCATCCATTTAATCTTCTTGAAAATTCTGATTTTAATCACCAAGATCCAACTGTTAACCGTTTTGATTCTTTAGGCGGTCCAGTTAAAATTATCAAGATTATGGGCGGTTCACATCCTTTAGAGCATTTACAAGGATTATTTAACAATCTTTCAGCTTTTAGATTATCAGAACACAGAAATGCTCTTAGGCATGCTTATGTTTCTCTAGCAAGTATGAATGATGATGAAGCTGCACAAATGGAAAGAATTGCTTCGAAAGTTACTAAATCTTCCCCAGGTCATCATCAACTAGAAGCCCTTAATGCTATTCAATATGTCATTTCAGATTCTTCCTTTGAAATGAAAAAGATTGCTAATATTGCTAAGAATCAAATCCTTTCAGCTAATATCAAAGAAGCTAAAGAAACTGTTAAATTAGCCTTCGATGCAATCACTCCAACAAAATCTACAAGACTTGCTTACACATCTTTATCTACTCAAGGCAATGAACCATTTCTTCTCTGTCCAAAGGGTGTAGTTGAATTTGGTCATGCAATACCTATGGAAACAAGTAAGTGTAGAGAAAATTGTATAGATTCCAGAATTGCTAAAGATGGCTCGGTGACATGTGCTTATCAAGATTGGCTAAGAGTCACTGCAGATACTCATGCTAAAATGGAAAACAGACTAAATAAGCTTAGACATCCTGATAACGCTAAGAATCTTTTAAACCTTTCTGATGGCAATAGAGAAAATGAAATCACTGAAGGCGAAATTGGATACGAAGCAAGAATGGAAGCTGCTAAAGTCCATGAAAACAGAAAAGATTTTACATCTATTGAAGAATCTTTAGGAAAAGCTAAGCCAGCAGATTTAGGTAGAAGAAACGATGAGAAATCTACCAAAACTGCACAAACACATACAGATAAAGTTCTTGAAGATCAATTACCAAGAACAAATAAAAATGATTCTATGAGAGATGTAGAATCAGACAATGAATTTAACACAGAAGCTACAATTGAAGAAAATCTCAATGAATCTGATAATCTTATTTCTAGAAGAGATGAGAGATTTGAAACATATGCTGAAGAACTCTTGAAGAAACAAAATGCTCCTAAGTGGTACATTGAAGAAATTCTCAAAGATGCTGGTGATGGAGATGACATGTCAATCTCTCAACATCTTAATAAAACAGCCAAGAAGAGTGACGTTACCAGAGAAGAAGAATTAGAAGATAGAAGAACTAACGAAGATATTGATAAAACAATTGAAGAACTTCTTTCTGAAGATGCTAAATGGGGACACCAATTCTCTGATGATGATCTAAAGAATTTCGCAAGCGAACTTGGATTAGATAGCTTATTAGAAGAACTCAGAGAAGACTAAATGTGGTATAAATTAGCTCAAGGTTCAATTGGGGGAGGAATTATTTCTTCCCCTAATTTGCAAGAAGAAGAAGTAATTTTACCTCAGATTATTAGCTTGTTAGATCAAATGAAAATAAGTTTAAATGCTTATAAAAAATTATCTGAACAGCAAAGAAATGAATTGTTAAGTCTACTTCAGGTTGCACCAATATCTTTAGATTCTTTAACTTTAGAAGAACAATTAGAATCTACAAGAGAAGATGATCCTGTATTTCAATCTATGGGTAGTACAGAGAATATTAGAGGAGACATGCTTATAAGGGGCATACCTCAATATAACGTTGGCAAAGGCGCTGACATGTTTCAAGATCTTCCTTCTAATATTACAACAAACTGAAGTATGAACTATTCAGATTTAAATTTTCTGAATTTCAAGTTTCATAGCCTCTTCTATCGAAGACGACTCCACTTGTTTTTGTTTATTGTCCGAATTAGTCCCTAATCCAGACAGTATATTTAAACCTTGAATAAGAATATTTCTACTTGCATTAATATCTCTATCATGTGCTGTTCTGCAGTACAAACAAGTCCATTTTCTATCTTTCAAGGTTAATTCTTGGTTAATCCAATTACATTCTGAACACATTTTGCTACTTGGAAAAAATCTATCTATTACAATAATAGTTTTATTATTCCAGGATGCTTTGTATTCTAGTAAACTATAAAATATTCCTAGTCCAACATCAGAAAGTGCTTGTGCTAATTTATGATTTTTCATCATTCCTTTAACATTTAAGTCTTCAATACAGATAATATCGTGGTTTTTGATAATTTCTGTTGATACTTTATGTAAATGATCTTTTCTTCTATTAGATACTTTCTCGTGAATTAAGGCAAGTTTTATTTTTTGTTTATTCCTTAGACCACTTCCTTTAGTTTTCTTTGAAAGTTGTCTCTGCTCGTATTTAAGTTTTTTTAATGATACTTTTAATGATTTAATATTTTCGTATTTTGTTCCATCACTTAAAATTGCTAAATCTTTTATGCCTGTATCAATACCAATTGAGGATTTTGTCGGCGAATATGTTTGATATTCTAATTGACAAGTTATGCAAATATAGTATTTATTTGTTGAATTTTTTGATAGAGTGGCATTTAAAATTTTCCCTTCTATTGCTCTATCTATTTTAATTTTTATTCCCTGTTTAAATTTAGGTATAGAAAGTTTGTAATTTTTAATTTCTACAGATTGAGGAATATGAAATGATTGATTATAATTTTTCTTTTTAAATTTTGGAAATTTGGTTATTTTTTTAAAGAATCTATTATAAGCAATATCTAAATTTTTCAAAACTGATTGTAATGATTGACTATTTACTTCTTTCAGCCAGGGTAAATCTTTTTTTATTTCAGTTAAAGATTTTGCATTATTATAATAATTTAAATAATTTCCATTATTTAAATATTCTTCTTTTCTTTCATTTAAAAATTTGTTAAACACAAATCTACAGCAACCAAAGTGTTTTTCGATAACAATTTTTTGTTGTTCTGAAGGGTATATTCTAAATTTGTATGTTTTATGAATAATTTTCATTTATACTTATATTATACAAATTTTATGCTATAACCTTATTTTTGATAAAAAGGATATAATGATAAAAAAATTGTACTAAATAGATAGATAAGCATGAGTTAAATGTGTTACTTACTATTCTAACAAATACTTATGAGGTCAATAATTTGTCAACAGAAAACGTTTCATCATTACAAACAGCATTAAAGACTGCAGCCCAAACAGTTACCGGAGAAAGAGTCACTGGGTCTGAAGGTTTTAATATAGATAGAGCTTACGCATCTTCAAGAGCAGCATCATCTGTAGGGGCAAATGCTTCTACAAATATGAATAAATATGCTCAGATGTCTGGTAATATCACCACTGCGCCAAACTTTTATTCTCCTTTCCTTACAGCTACATCTTTCCAAATTCCAAATGCACGAAAAGAAGTGTATTTGTGGGCGAACTGGTGGAGAAATAACGAACCTAAAATTGCAGCAGGTATTAATTTCTATACCAACTACCCTTTCTCTGGATGGAAGCTTGAATGTTCTTCCTCATATGTTAAAGATTATTTTGAAAAACTCATTCAAAAACTCAACTTTCAAAAATGGCTACCAGAAATATCTAAAGTTTATCATTTGCTTGGAGACGTGTTTGTTTTATCCTCAATTGAATGCTCTCACTGCCATGGCTCTAACTGGGATGCTGATAAGAATCAAGAATGCCAACATGAAGGCGCAACTTGGAAATCTCTCTCTGTTTTAAATCCTGATAGTGTAATGAAAATGCCCGGAATGATTGATCAAGAAGGGCGATATGTTTACAGACCATCAGCAGAAGAAATCAGAATTGTCCAAGAAAAACAACCTAAAGAATATTATGATCAAATTCCAGATTCAGTAAAGAAAATGATACTTAGGGGAGAACCAATTAAATTAAACCCTATTTCTATCAAACACTTTAAACATGGATCTAACCCTTGGGAAGATTATGGCACACCTATGATTAGACCATTATTCCCAACATTAGCATATAAAGATAAATTAAGACAATCTCAATGGTTAGTAGCTGAAAGACATATCCTTCCTATTAAAATTGTCAAGGTTGGAAATGATCAAAGACCAGCATCACAAGAAGATATCGATAATGTCCAAGAAGAGTTAGCATCCATCGCAAATGACCCTAACCTTACTCTTGTCACACACCATGCTTTTGACTTTGAATTTTATGGAGCATCTGGTAAGGTTCTTCAATTAACAAACGAATATGAATTAATTGACCAAGAAATTTTAGATGGTCTTATGCTTAACAAGGCTCTTCTTAATGGCGAAGGTCCTACATATGGAAATGCTCAAGTTGGTCTTCTCGCAATGGCACAAAGACTTGAAACATTCCGAAGAGAAGTTGCACACTGGATTGAAGAACAACTTTTCAAACAAGTGTCAATATGGAATGGATTTGTTGTCGAGGGTGAAAGAGGACAAGATGAAATTATTTACCCTACAATTAAATTTGATGATCTACAATTAAGAGACGATACCGGCAAACTTCAAATGCTTGTTACCGCTAATTCTAATGGAGTTATTTCTAATATGACTCTTATAGAATCTTTTGGACTTGACCCAGATCAGGAAATTGAAAGATTAAGATTTGAACAGGGATCAGGTTTCGTAAATAATCCTAATATTGCAAACACTGACATGCTAACAGGATTTTCATCAGGTCCGGTAACAGGTCAAGGATTTACTGGTGGCGCTCCTGCACAACCTGATGCCGGAATGGGAATGGGCATGGGCGCTCCTGATATGGGTATGGGAGCACCACCAATGGGAGCACCAGCACCTCCGCCAGCTCCAGCTCCAGCACCAACAGCAAATACAAAAACAGAAACTTATAGATTAGCATCAAAAGTAATTAATGAAATCTATAATGATAAACTTAATGGACATCTCAAAGATACAAACCAAAGATTAGCTTCTGTTCAATTTAAATCTGTAGCTCATGAACTTTTCCTTAAATCTATTACCCCAGTGACAGGAAGAGGAAACTTAGGAGCTTTACCAGAGGAATATGATGGCTTTGGAAATAGCCTTAGAGTTGCTGAATTTGGTGGAGAATATTCTTTCCCAGTTAATTATGAAGCAAATGTAATTTTCTCATCTTGGTCAAATTCTGAAGATGAAAATATTAGACATAGATATGCTAAAAAGAAATTAGAAAGACCTCAGGCACAAATGTTTACAAGTCTTGAGAAATCCCTTTATAGCATGCTTCTCTCTATGAATCTTCCTTTTGCAATCTATGGACAATATTTAGCTGGACCTACAATGGATTACCAACTAGATGCTGCTATCCCAGAATTAGGTATTGCAGTTGAAGCCGATGGAGAAATTTGGCACAACAATCCTGAAAAAATTGCTAGAGATAAAAGAAGAGATATTGAACTTTCTGCTAATGGATGGACAGTATTAAGATTTACTGACAAAGAACTTAAAGAACATTCTCAAGATGTTATTAGCGTGATTTCTCAAGCTATTAGGAAAAAATTAGGTAACTCTAATATGACGGAAGAATTTGTTTAAAACTGTATAAATAACAGGAATTTAGAGGCAAATTCTAGAACAGAAATTAAGACTAGTCTCTGATCGGAGAATTATATTACATGCTTAAGTTTGCCAAAGGTGGAAGAATAACAATTGAGAGTTTTCTAGATGCAAATGATAGAGAACTTGTAAAAGAACATCTTCTGAAAACAGCTTCAACAAATTTTAGAGAAGCTGCAAAAATTGGCCTTCAATCACTCTATGCGAATCCTGATGATGTTTTTAAAAAATATAAAGACTTTGATATCGTTAAGGAAATGCAATCTAGAAAGGGTGCTAAGCTTCTTTGGGTTCGTGCTAGAGCTATTGATGCAGATGTAGTAAATGCAAATGGCGATTACTTTGGCAAAGATGAATTATTAAAAGAAGTTGAGATTAAAGGCGAAAAAATCCCCTCTTATAAAACTTTCGAAGGCGTACCAATCTATACAAACCATAAGAATGATGACATTGAACAAGCTAAAGGTATGGTTGTATATGCAGAATGGGACGAAGAAGAAAATTGCGTTTTTTGTACTTATTTCGTAGATGAAGAAGCTTACCCAGACATTGCAAGAAATATCAGAACCGGAGTTATCCATGATGTTTCTATGGGAGCTTCTGTTGAACACGGTATTTGTTCTAATTGTTCTAATAAAGCTTATACTGAAAAAGATTACTGCGATTGTCTTAAAAAGTGGAAGGGCAAGAAACACCCTAGCTCTGGCAAACACATCTATGAAAAAAATTATGGAATTAAATTCATTGAACTATCTTGTGTAGGTGATGGAGCTTTTGAATCTTGTGAAATCGAAGAAATTTATGATGTAGATGAAATTCTTCAAGCAGCTGGACAATTAGAAAAGAAAGCTAATCAACTGTACAAAAACATTACAGTAGCTTTTCATTTAAACGAATCTCCTGAACATCAACAAGCTCTAGAAATTGCTAATAATACTGTAAATACTGCTGTTAGATTAGCCCAAACTGCTGGAACTCTCGTAGGTGGACAACTTTTAGCACAACCAGGCGCAGGACAAAATGCTACTGTTGGTGCTGTTATGCAAGCTTTAGGAATTGACCCAAGAGCTGGCCTAAATATCTTGGATTTGATCAACTTATCACTTAATTTCCTAGAAGTTGCTGTGATGAATATGTTCTCAAGAAAAGATAATATCGATCTTGCTCATGTAGGTAAAATCACTAAATCTATGGCTGATCTTCAATCTACTATGCAAGATATTATTGATGATGGTGTTGATACTGGACAATCTGCACAACAAAGACCTATTAATCAACCACAACAGGCAGCCCCACAACAGCAACAACCACAACAGATGGCTAATTTAAATTATACTTCTGCTGGTAATGTTGGAAGAATGCTAGAACCTGCTGTAATGATGGGTGAACCAATCGGAGGAGGCATTACAACTGCTTCTGATGATAATGCAATGTTAGTGTGGGCATCAAAAGATAATAGAAGAGAAGTTTTTGCTAGTACGAAAAATACTAGAAAATCGAAGTTTGAAAGATTAGCTGAAGGCATTTTATCTTTCAAGTCTTCTTTAGTTGATGAAGATTTAATTAAAGAAGCAACTAGCAGCGTTATCAGATCTGCATCTGGACGTAATACAAATATAAAAACAAATGCGCCCCAATATGATAGGGCGGAGGGAAAAAATCAAATGGATCATTTTGCTAAAATTGCGTCTGAACAACGTAAAAGAACAGCATCCGCCGTCACCATTGATTTTAAGGTTGAAGATGGGTCTGGAAATAGAGTTGTTTTATCAACAGATGGTTCCATTTCTGGCTATCACAACAATGTTAAAATTAATTGGGAACCTTCACTTACTGAGAATGCTCTAGTAATGATGGAATCTGGACAAGGCACTAAGGTTGCTTCTGAATTACTTAAAGACTTGAATAAATTTGTCAAGACTGCTTTACTTGAAACATCTACAGATAGAAGTGTTAAGGAAGTTGAATTAGAGAAGCTTAGAACTAACAAAGAATATAAAACTATCAATGAAGAACTTGGTGGCTCGAATGCTGCTGAGTACGCAAGAAAAAACCCATCTGGCGATAAAATCAGAGAAGAAGAATTAGCTGGATCTTACTATAGTGCAAGATCTGAAGCAAATATTGAAGTTATTGAAAAGCAATTAGCTGATGCTGGACTTTATGCAAATAAGGTTAAGGACGAAGAAGTTAAGGAAACTCTTTCGGAATTAGTAGCAAAGGTTAATAAGGGCGTTCTTGATGGCACTCTTGAAGAAAGATTGTCCAAGTGTAGAGCTCATGGCACTGCTGACGCTGAAACAGTTATGATTACTGCAGTTAAGGCTCTTGCTAAGGCTGTCGTTGCTGCAATGGTTACACCTGATGAAATTATGGATTCTGCTGGCAGATTAGCTGAAGAACCACAACTTCCTGAAATGGTTGAGACATCTGCTCTTGGTACAGACATTAGATCTAAGGAAGATGCTAGATCTGATTTCTTTAAGGAAGAAAAGGGACCAAAGTCCTCTACAACTGCTATCCTTGAAGAACTTGGTGATGCTGTTTCTCAAGGTTCCATTACTGCTGCAGATTTAGCCGAAGCTCTTAAGGTCGCTGTTGATGAAGGCGAAATTACTAAAGAAGGCGTTACAAGATTTGCAGAACTTCTTATGGCAGATATGCAAGATTCTGCTGTAGATGGTATGAATGCTTCTCCATCAAGATCTGAAGAACTTAAGGCTGCTCTTTCCAGTGCCGTTTCTGAAGATGATAATTTAATCTCTAAAGAAGAACTTCAGGTTGCACTTGCCTCTATGGGAACTGCTGCTAATGATACCGGCGTAACACCTGATGAGATTGTTGATGAAGTTGCTGGCATGGATGAGAACGTTATGAGAGCTCATATTAATCATGCTAAGACTGCATCCGTAACAGAAGCTAGAGCGAAGTCGAGAGCTAGAAGACAATTCTGGGGACAAAGATTTGCAGCTAAGCAAACTTTAACACAAAATTTAATGGGATGGTTTGCTGATTATTCTGAAAATTATAACATTAAAACATCTGCAATTGTCAGAGCAGCTAAGAAACTTGTTGAAGAACCAGCTGTAGCCGAAAAGCTTATCTCTAAGGCAATTACTGCACAACAAAAGTCTGAAAAGACCGCTGCTATGAACATTACACAAGAAAAGTTTGAAAGTGTAAGATTCTATTGCTGCCTTGAAGATCTTGGTGGCATTAAGCCTTCTGATGATAATTTTGAAGATGCATTTAAGAATAAAGCAATTGAAGTTTTACAATCCAAGGGCTTTACAGTTGATCCAGGTACATTTGCATTTACCGACCTTTCTGTAACTGAAAATGGTGATGTTACAGCAACTGTCTCCTCGAGAACAACTAAAACATTCAAGGCTGATGATGTAGCTGAAGATTTAACAGTAGCAACAGAACCAACAGAAGGAACTGGAGAGACAGATCTTTATGGTGAAGATGTTCCTGTAATTATGACAGAAAATGCTGTTGTAGCTGCTAAGTCTTTACGTTCTAAGCTTCTTGAAAGATATGCTCAAATGGCTGGAATGGGTGGCGCAGCTCCTCAATCTCCAGCTGCAGGACCAATTGATCAAAATGCTGGTATGGACATGGGCGCTATGGGTGGTGGAGATTTAGGTCTCTCCGCTATGACCGCTGATGATATGGCTGCTGATGAAGCTCCTGCAGAAGAAGTCAAGGGTGAAAAAGCTCCTTGGGGATCTATCTGCCCTGTATGTGCATCTAAAAATGTTGATATCGATGTTCTTGATGATTGTAAGTGTAATGAATGTGGTTCTAGATACAAGATTACACAAACAATTGAACTTCTTTCCTCAAATGAAGGCGAAGGCGGAGCAGAAGCTCCTTTGGCTCCTGAAACAGAAGCTCCAGCTGGAGATCTTGGCTTAGGTCCTGATATGGGATTAGGCGCTGCAACAGCACCTGCTCCTACTGTTCCTGGTATGCCAGCTGCACCAGCTCCTGGAATGCCAATGGCAGCTGCAAGAGGTATGTTCAGATTATCTGCGACAGTTGATCCAGATCCATATTTAAGAGCTGCTTCTGCAGATTTTAATAGAGATAAGGAAACTAGATTACCTGTTGGTATGATTTGTCCAGCTTGCGGTAATAGACATGCAAATAAGGTCAAAAATTCAACATTCTGCGGTGATTGTGGAACTATGTCTAGAACTACAGTAACTGCTAATAAAAAGGATCCTTCAAAGCTTGATGTAACCATCACTTGGATCGACTAATTATTATATAATTGCAAATTAAAACAGGGTAGATTTTCTACCCTGTTTTTTGTATAAATTGCAATAATAGAAGGATATTTTATTGTTATCTTAGAATACCAAAAAAGATACCTTAAACTTTAGGTAAAAACTATAAGGGAAGCAGCAACAGATGGATAAAAATGAACAAATTACTCAATCAAGATTAGCTGCTATGAAGATTGCTGAAATTCACGAAACAGATAAAGAAGATATGGAAAATTGCGTAGCTGATATGCAAAAATTCGCTTCTTTAGAAGGTGATGAAGCAAGAGTTGTAGCTAGTGCAATTAGAGCTAAATATTTACCAGTTATCGCAAGAGAAGCCGGTATTGAAGATAGCAAATTCTTTAATCTTGACGAGGAATCAGAAACTGTTGACTTCGCAAACGAAAAAGATGACGACATGGATGAAGACATGGATGATGAAGATCATGACATGGACGATGACATGGA